GAGGATTCTTTTAGATACTAATTACGAGGACGCAGAAAAAAAGTAGATAGCGACCCAGATGTTAGGTCGCTTTTAGTTGTTGCAGAACGATTACATCTTACAATTCAACAAGTTCTTGATATGCCTGTTAACCATTATAATCTTTGGTTAGCTTACTTGAAAAAAGAACAAGAACAGTATAAAACAAGTAAATCACTAGCAGAAGCAAGGAATTTAAAATAATGGCAAATCAAAAATTACAAATAGATATATTAGCAAACGATAAATCTAAACAAGCATTTAATAGAGTTCAAGGAAGTATTGCTAAAGTAAAAAGTGCTGTTTTTAATCTAAAAAATGCTTTTATTGGTTTAGGAGCTGGTATTGTTCTTAAAGGTATTGTTAATGCTGGTATGCAAATTGAAGAATTAGGTGTTCAATTAGAAGCATTATTTGGAAGTGCAAAAAAAGGTCAAGAGGCTTTAGATGCAGTTACTAAATTTGCAAAAACTACTCCTTTTGAATTATCTAATATACAACAAGGTGTAACAGCTTTAGCAACTGTATCAGAAAAAGCAGAATCACTTGGTATTACATTTGATGAACTTTTAAAAATAACAGGTAATACAGCAGTTCAATTAGGTGGAGATTTTGCTTTAGCTTCACAACAAATTCAAAGATCATTTAGTGCTGGTATAGGTTCAGCAGATTTATTTAGAGATAGAGCAGTAACAGCTATGGCTGGTTTTGAAGCTGGTGTAAAAACAAGTGTTGATGAATCTATAAAAGGATTAGCAAGAGCATTTGGAACAGGTGGTAAATTTGGAGAACTAACAGAGAAACTAGCAAATACTTTGAAAGGCACTATATCAAACTTAAAAGATGCCTTTTTTACAATTCAAACAGAAGTAGCATCAGGATTTTTTGATGAACTAAAAAGACAATTAGGAGATTTAAAAGATTTTACAGAAACCAACGATCAAGCAATAAGAAGATTAAGTAGAGAAATGGGAGAAAATCTTGCTGTTGCTGTTTTAAAATTATCTAATGGAATAAAAACATTAACCACTAATTTTAGAGATTTTCAATCTGTTATAGGATTACTTGCAGTAACATTTGGTGGCTTTTTAGGTAAATTAGCTGGGGTAGGTTTAATTATAGATGATATAAATAGAAAATTTAAAGCATTAGCTGGAGTTAGTGAAAAAAAATTATTACCTAATTCAAGAGATACTTTTAAAGTTATGGTTCAAACAAAAAAAGAATTGTTTGATATTGTAGAAATTGAACAAACTATTGCAAAAGCAAAAGAAAAACAATTAAACATACAAAGATTTATTCAAGAAGAAAGTAATAAAAAAAGAATTAAATTTCACGAATTAGAATCAGAGGGAGTAAATAAATTTAAAAGACAAAATACATTATTAGAAGAAATACAAGAAAAATTTAAAGAACAAAATGAATCTTTTAGTTTATCAAATGAAATATTTGGTTTTCTTAATAATGGAATAGATTCTTTTTCAAAAGGACTTGCTGAATCCTTATTATTAGGTAAATCTATAAAAGATACTTTTAGCAATATGGCACGAGCATTAGCAGTAGAAGTATTAAGTCAATTAATATCAGTAATAGCAAAAAAAGGTGTTGAACTTGCTATGGAAAAATTAATTACAAGAGAAAAACAAAAACAAGTAGCACTTAGTAAAGCATCAATGTTTAGTGGTGGTTTATCAGGTGGTTTAGGTTTCATTGGTGGTTTATTAGGATTTTCAAAAGGTGGTGCTGTATCAAAAGGTCAACCAATTGTTGTTGGAGAAAGAGGGCCAGAAATGTTTATCCCTAACTCAACAGGACAAATAACACAATCTGCTAGAGGAACAAGTGGTGGAAATGGAACTACAAATATAAACTTTAATATTTCTGCTACAGATGTTAGAGGTATAAAAGAATTATTAATTGATAATAGAGCAACAATTGTTAATGCTGTTAACTCAGCTTTAAATGAAAAAGGTAAAGAGGCATTAGTATAACATGAGTGGACAATTTCCGACATCTCCTGTAGCACAAGATGCTAGTATTGGCTCTCAACAAAATACCATCGTTAGTGTAACAACATCTGGTAGAGTTCAAACAAGACAAATAGATGGTCAAAAATTTACTATAACTTTAGATTATGCACCAATGAGTAGGGCAAACTTTGCACCTATCAAAGCATTTATTATGAAACAAAGAGCAAAATTAAATACATTTACTGTTATACCACCTATTGTTTCAAACGCACAAGGTTCAGTAACAGGAACTATAAGTGTAGATGGTGCAATATCTGCTGGTGCTACTACTTGCACAATAGATGGATTAGCAAATAGTACAAATGGATTATTAAAAGCTGGAGATTATTTTAGATTTTCAAGTGCAATAAAAGTTTATATGGCAGTAGAAGATTTAAACTCAAATGGTTCTGGCGAGGGAACACTTACATTTGAACCACCATTAAGAACAGCAGTAGTTGATAATACATCATTAGTTTATGATAATGTTGATTTTACTGTAAGACTTTCTAATGATATTCAAGAATATTCTATTGTAACTAATGATCTTTATAAGTATCAGATAGACTTAATAGAAAATCTATAATGAAAAAATATAAAATAACCCATAGAATAACTGCCGATTTTATTGCCGAAGCAATTGTTAATGAAGATGAAATTGATAGTAGTATTAATGATCTTAAAGAATACAAGAAACCTAATAGCAAATTTAACTATACTATGTTAAAAGGTACTGAAACTGTAACCCAAACAAATTACGAAGAATATGTCGAGAACACTAACAACAGCAGTAAAGAATGAACTTGCAACAGATAGCTTACAACCTATTACACTTGTTTATATCAATGTAGGTTCTGGCTCAAGATTTACAGATCATTATAAAGACATTACTTATGATTCTAACACTTATACAGCATCATCATTATTTACTAAATTATCAAGTGTTACAGAATCCTCAGAAATAGAAGTAAGCAATATTACACTTACATTTACAGGTGCAGATCAAACTATTACATCTTTATTTTTAAATAACATTTATTTAGAAAAAGAAGCAGAAGTATATAAAGGGTTTTTAAATTCTAGTGAACAAGTTATTGCAGACCCATTTCTTTTATTTAAAGGTAGAATTGAATCTTTTAGTATAGATGAATCTATAAATAAATCAGATGTTAATGTTGTAGTAGCTTCTCATTGGTCAGACTTTAGTAAAATAGAGGGAAGAAAAACAAACACAGGTTCACAACAATTACATTTTAGCACAGATAAAGGTTTTGAATTTGCTTCACAAACAGTTCAAGATATTAAGTGGGGTAAACCATAATGCAAGATGTTATAAATCTATTTAATAATTTTGATCGCTATAAAGGAAAACAGATTGATAATTATATAGAACCATCAATTAAACTAAATCAATATAAAAAGTTTTACCATAATAATGAATTAGTAGGTTTTGTTAATTGGGCTTACATACATGATCTTGTTCAAAAAAGATTTAAACAAACAGGAAACATAAAACCTAATGAATGGAACTCAGGTAATAATTTATGGTTGATAGAAATAGTTTCTATTAAAAATACATTTAAGATGATGAGGTGGGTTTATAATTATTTTAGAAAAGAATTAAAAGTAAATCATTCTATAAATTGGTTAAGAGTTGACAGTGATATTTATAGAGTTGGTCAAAAGTTTAAGAGGAGTTTTCACTAATGGGTGGTATAGTTGATGCTGTAGTAAATGTTGTAAGTAGTTTTATAGGTTGGCTTATACCTGTACCTGATATGCCTGACTTTGATACGCCAGAAGAAGAAAAGGGTGTATTATTAAATAAACAATCTAACAACGCACAAATACCTATTGTTTATGGCAGACGACAAATTGGAATTACTCGTGTCTTTGTAGAATCCTCAGGAACTGATAATAAATATTTATATATGGCTGGAGTTCTTTGCGAGGGAGAGATAGAAGAAGTAGAACAAATATTTATAGATGATAAAAGAGTTTTTTTTGATGGTGCTTTAGATCATGGAGTTACAAGAGAAGTATCCTCATTAGATTCTAATTTTTATAAAAACAATGCTTCCAATATACAAATACAAGCATTTAATGGAAAAGATACACAATCAGCATCTTCTATATTAACTAATGCAACAAGTTGGACATCTAATCATAAATTAAGTGGAGTTGCATATTTGGCTTTTAGATTTACTTGGGATAAAGATGCTTTTAGTAGTATCCCACAAGTTAGAGTAACATTAAAAGGTAAAAAGGTTTATGACCCTAGAGATACAACAACTAAATGGACACCAAACTCTGCATTAGTATTATTAGATTATTTAAGAAATACTAGATATGGAAAAGGTTTACCAGATAGTGCATTTGAAACAAACTTTGCTTCTTTTCAAACAGTTGCAACAGAGGCAGATACTTTAATTCAACCAAGAACAACAAGTGTAACAGAAGTCGCTGGATTATATAGAGAAGATTATAATGGTTATCATGGAGACTATCCAAGTTTTTTTTTAAACAGGTCTGTAATTTCAACAGCAACTGTAACAAGTATTATTGGCGTTACTACAGCAAATTTTAAATCACAAAAATATTCTGGCTATTTTACAGCACCTAGTTCTGCAAGTTTTATATTTCAAACTAACTCTGATGATGGTTCTGCTGTTTATATTGGAGATGCAAGTCAAACAGTAGATAATTTATCAAAAGAAATAGAAGCTAACAGAGACACTAAAATGGTTGTTAATAATAGAGGCTTACATGGAAATACACCTAAAGATGGAAGTAAAACTTTAGTTAGTGGTTCAGTTTATCCTATTATTATTATTTTTGGAGATAATGCTGGAAGTAGTAATTTAGATTTTTTTTGGAGAGTAAGTGGTGGAACAGCTAGTCAAAATTTATCTGCAAATTTTACTAGTAGTAAAGTTGTATCAGATGTCATTCCTAAAATTATTAAATTTGAAAGTAATTCTGTGTTAGATACAAGTCAAAAAGTTATAGATAATGTAAAGAAATTATTAAACCCAATGAGGTCTTTATTTACTTATAACAATGGTCAATACAAACTTAAAGTAGAGGGAACAGGTACAGCATTTAAAACTATTACAGAAGATAATGTAGTTGGTGGTGCTAAAGTTATTGGAGAAAGAAAAAATAATAAATACAATCGAGTTATTGGAACCTATGTAAACCCATATAAGAATTGGCAAAATGACACTGTAACTTTCCCACCAGCAGATGACACTAATGTTGCAACAGAATTTAAACACGCAACTATGCTATCAGCAGATAATAATACTTTGCTAGAGGGTAACTTTCAATTTCCTAATGTAACTAATACTTATAATGCAGAAGCTTTATGTGAAGTAATCCTTAGAAGATCAAGACAACAATTACAAATACAATTAACTTTAACATCAGAATTTTTAGAATTAGAAATAGGAGATATAGTTGCAATTACATATCCATCAGGTGGTTTTAATGCCAAGCCATTTAGAGTGTTAGGTTTAGAAATAAACGAAGATTTAACTGTAAATGTTCAGTTGTTTGAACATCAAAATAACTTTTATGATTTTAATACTAAAAATCCTATAGCAACAATACCAGATACAACTTTACCTAATATAACTAAAACAGTAGATATAAGCACACTTTCTGAATATTTAACAATTACTGATGAACTTACATTTCACAATGATGGTGTTGTAATCACAAAACTTATAATTCAGCTAGGAGATTTCTCAACCATTGATTCTTTTTTTGACCATGTAGAAGTAGAAGTTTCAGAAGATGGTGTAAATTATACAAGTGTAGGAACAGGAAAACAAACAAAGTATGAAGTATTAAATGTTAAAAGTAATTTTCTTTATCATGTAAGAGTTAGATATGTTAATAGTGCTGGTGCAAAATCTAATTATTTAAATGGAACACATACAACATCTGATACTACTCCGCCATCTAATGTTCAAAACTTTTCTATAAATGTTACAGGAACTACAGCAACTCTTTCTTGGGATGCGGTAACTGATCTTGATTTATCTTATTACATTATAAAATATACTTCTAATATTGTTAATCCTTTATGGGCTAAATCAAAAACTATTGTAAGTAAAATTGCAAGACCAGGTACATCAGCAACAGTACCTTTTCAAGCTGGTAGTTATTTAATAAAAGCTGTAGACAAAAGCGGTAATTTATCACTCGTAGAAACAGTTATTAAATCAAGTATCTCAACTGCAAACTATGTTAATCAAACTACAATAAATGAACATACTGCATTTTCTGGTACTAAAACAAATGTAGAAGTTGCAAGTATTAACTCAGTTAATCATTTAGGACTTACAGCATCAGGAACACTTGGCAACCCTAGTACAACAGTTCAAAGTTCTGGTACTTATGCTTTTAATAATCAAATTACTTTTTCAGGTAAATTAAAAGCTAAGTTTGATGCAAATGTTATACAAACAACAGATCAAGTTGCAGAATATATAGATACAGGGCGACCAAATTCTTCTACATTAATAGATGCTGGAACACCAGACCCATTTGATGGTACAGCTACACAAAATAGTGATTCAATATTACAAATTTCAACAAGTGATGATAATGTAACTTACAGTTCATTTACTACATTTAACACAGGAGAATATATTGGTAGGTACTTTAAATTCAGAGTTTCATTTACTTCCTCTGATAATAAAGCTAGACAATTAATAACTCAATTATCTATTACAGCTAGTTTGCAAGAAAGAACTGAATCTGGTGCAGATATAGCAAGTCTTACAAATGGCAAAAATGTTACTTATGCTTCTGCCTTTGCTTCAAGCCCATCATTAAATATATCTGGACAAAACATGGCAACAGGAGACACATTTACAATAACAAATAAAACTGCATCTGGGTTTACTATTGAATTTTTTAATTCGTCTGGTACAAGTATAAACAGAACATTTGATTTTTTTGCAAAAGGAGTAGGTCAAATAATTACTTAATATTATGGCACAAGTATCACAAATTACAATCAATAACCAAGCATTTAGTACATTCAGAACTACAATGAATGATAGTTTTAGTGCTTTAAATTCTATGCACTCAGGAACATCAAGACCAGCTAGTGCAACAACAGGAACACTTTGGTTAGATACAACAAATGCTGGTTCTAACTCTTTATCAATTAAATTTTTTGATGGCTCAGACGATATAACTTTTGCAACAGTAGATACATCTGCAAATACAATAAACTTTACTGATAGTGCATTAGATGTTGTCTCGGATACCACACCTCAACTTGGTGGGAATTTAGATTTAAACTCAAATGATATTACAGGTTCAGGAGATATTAATATTACAGGAAGTTTAACTGTTGATGGTGGTACAGTTAAATTAGATGGTAACTATCCTACAGGAACAGATAATGTTGCTTTAGGAGATACTGCTTTAGATTCAGTTCAAGCTGGTGGAACTGATAACACTGCAATAGGTAATCATGCTGGTACAGCTATAACAACAGGCGATAGAAACACAGCAGTAGGAAGTTTATCTTTAGAAGCTAACACAACAGGTTTGTATAACACTGCAATAGGTTATAGTAGTTTAAAAACTAACATAACAGGTACAGCTAATACAGGTATAGGTTACAGATCATTAGAACTTAATACAGCTAGTAATAATACAGCACTAGGTTATGAAGCTGGGGCGGCAACTGCTGGAGGAGGTTCAAATACAGCAGTAGGTAAATCAGCATTATGTAAAAATACATCAGGTGGTAGTAATACTGCAGTAGGTTTGCAATCTCTATTTGCTAACACAACAGCAAATGATAATACAGCAATAGGTCAGTCGGCTTTAACTTCAAACACAACAGGTACAAGAAATGTTGCTGTGGGTTGTGGTGCTTTAGTATCTAATGTAAATGATAATGATAATACAGGTGTTGGTTTTAAAACTTTACTTAATAGTTCAGGTCAACAAAACACGGCAATAGGTTCTTGTGCTTTAACAACAAACACAACAGCCTCAAACAATACTGCTGTTGGTTATCTTTCTTTATGTGCTAACACAACAGGCTATTCAAACACATCTATTGGTAGTAATTCTTCTTGTTGCAATACAGAGGGTTATGAAAACACTGCTTTAGGACATAAAGCAATGGCTTGTAATACTACAGGAGATAAAAACACAGCATTAGGAACTTGTGCTTTGTGTAGAAATGTTTCAGGAAGTCACAACACCGCTGTTGGTATCTGTGCTTTAGATGCTAGCGAATCTGCAAGTTCAAATACAGCAGTTGGTTCTTTTTCACAAGCCTCTACTACAACAGGTGGAGATAACGTAACTGTTGGAAGTAATACTTTAAATTCTAATACAACAGGAGCTTGCAACACTGCTATGGGTAGATATGCACTTACCACAAATACAACAGCAAGTAAAAATACTGCATATGGGCATCAATCACTAACTCTTAACACGATTGGAGCAGAAAATGTTGCAGTAGGTTTTTTAGCTGGTGCTTGTAATACAGAGGGAGATAATAATACATCTTTAGGTGTTCAGGCTCTAAGAAAAAATGTAACAACTTCAAATAACGTAGCAGTAGGTAGTTATGCACTTTGTGCTAATATAGCATCTGACAATACTGCTGTTGGTATGAATTCTTTAAAAGAAAATACATCAGGAACAGAAAACGTAAGTGTAGGTAAAAATTCATTACTTAGTAATCAAACAGGTAATTCAAACACATCCGTAGGACTAAATTCATTATGTGCAAATACAGCATCAGATAACACAAGTGTTGGTGCTTCGGCTCTGTGTGCAAATACGTCAGGTTCAAGCAACACTGCTGTTGGCAGAAATTCTTTAAGAGCAAACACCACAGGCTCTGGTAACACAGGTGTTGGTCTACGTTCAGGTTGCACAAATCAAACTTCTGATTCGAATACCTCTGTGGGTCAAGATTCTTTAAGACATAATACAGGTGGTTGTAATACCGCTATTGGTAGAAATGCAATGGAATCTAATACCACAGGAGCAACTAATGTTGCAGTTGGAGTAAACGCACTTATAGCTAATACTACAGGTGGCGCTAGTGTTGCAATTGGTTGTGATGCCATGTGTAAAAATACTACAGGAGGAACAAATGTTGCAATCGGTAGAAGTGCATTATGTAGTAACGTAACAGGTTCTGCAAACACAGCTGTTGGTTATCAGCCTCTTAGAAAAAATACAGCTTCACATAATACAGCAATAGGAGATAGTGCTTTAGGTCTTAACACATCAGGAGAGTTTAATGTAAGTGTAGGTAGTGGCAATTTAGATGCTAATACTACAGGAGATAATAATACTTCTGTAGGTGCTTTTAGTTTAACACTTAATACTACAGGTAATTCTAATACAGCTGTTGGACAAGAAGCGTTAGGAGACAATACCACAGCAGATAACAACACTGCAATTGGCTTTAATTCAATGTGTGGTACCACGACAGGGTGCAAAAATACATCAGTTGGTTCTTTGTCAATGTGTTTAAATACAGAGGGTTGTCAAAACACAGCTATAGGATTTCAATCTTTAAAAACAAATACTACAGGAGATTTTAACGTTGCCGTTGGAGGAGATGCATTACTTTTAAATGCAACAGGAGACAATAATGTTGCTATTGGTAAAAATGCACTCGAAGATAACACCAGTGCTTCTAATAACATTGCTATTGGTAGGTCGTCACTAGCTTCTAACACAACAGGTGGAAATAACACTGCTGTAGGGCTTTGTTCTTTATACAATAATACTACTTGTAGCAGTAACACTGCAATAGGTTATCTTGCTATGTGTGGTAATGGTACAATTTCAGGAGATCTTAATACAGCTTTGGGAACATTAGCTTTAAGATGTATTACTTCTGGTAGTAATAATGTATCACTTGGTTATCTTTCAGGTTTAAATAATTCTACAGGAGCAGATAATACTTTTGTTGGTGCAAATAGTGGTCAAGCTACCACAACAGGTGGACAAAATACTGCAATTGGAAAATGTGCTTTGGTTACAAATACCACAGGTGTTGAGAACGTAGCTGTTGGAGAAATAGCATTAAGAGTTAATACTACAGGTGCTGATAATACAGCAGTTGGTAGGGGTGCTTTATCAGCTAACACAACAGCTCCTAACAATACAGCACTTGGTAGTAGTGCTTTATTATCTAACACAACAGGTAATAGCAATACTGCTATAGGAACTCTTGCATTAGATGCTAATACAACTGCAAACGAAAATACAGCAGTAGGTTTTTGTTCTTTAAGTTCTAACACTACTGGTGCTAGTAATACAGCAATCGGAGCGTATAGTATGTGGGAAGGCACAACTACAGGTTCCTTTAATGTTGCGATTGGTGTCAACTCTGGAAGAAAAATGACTTCTGGTACTCAAAA